GATATGACTTCTAATTTTAATTCATCTCAGGTAACTAAACCTTTTAACCCACAAGGCGCTATGCCCGGAGGTGATTTACCTGATGGAGAGTTAGATATGAGTCAAATAATGGGGTTAATGAATAGATAAACAATGGCAAAAGTTCTTCCAAATAAATTTGTAAATGATTTAATAGATAGACAAGCTATTGGAGTGTCAATTCCATTTTCTAATTCTTCGGTATTTAATCAAACATTTAATACTGCAGATCAGATTAAATCAAATCTCATTAATTATTTTTTAACTAATAAAGGAGAAAGAATATTAAATCCTACTTATGGAGGAAATTTAAGAAATTTATTGTTTGAACAAATAACCGAAGAAACTTTAAATGTTTTACAAAAAAGATTAAAAACTGATATTGAAAATAAATTTTCTGTTGTAGAGATAAAAAGTTTAGTTATTAACCCCCAACCTAATTTAAATGTAGTTAATATAGTATTAACTTATAATGTTTTAAATTTAGAAAATGAAGTTATAGAAATTAATATAGAAAATTCAACAGGAGCTTACTAATATGGCATACAGTAGTACAAATAATAACCCCCAAGTAAATAGAAATATTAAATATGTTAATAGAGATTTTAATGATTTAAGATCATCATTAATTAATTTTTCTAAAACCTATTTTCCTAATACTTACTCCGACTTTACTGAAGATTCTCCTGGGATGTTGTTTATGGAAATGGCATCTTACGTAGGTGATGTTTTATCTTTTTATCAAGATAACCAAATACAAGAAAATTTTATCCAATATGCTAGACAAACTAATAATTTGTATTCACTAGCTTATATGTTAGGTTATACTCCTAAGGTAACTTCGGCAGCAAATGTCCAAGTTGAAATTTTTCAACAACTTCCTGCTAAAAGTGACGGAACCCCTGATTATGGTTATACTACTAATATTAGTGCTAATACCTCCCTTCAATCAGTTGGAGGAACAGATTTTATAATTCAAGATCCTGTCGACTTTTCCTACTCTAGCTCATTCGATCCCACAGAAGTATCAGTCTACCAGGTTATAGGGAATGCCCCCCAATATTTTTTATTAAAGAAAACTCGCAATGCCATTTCAGCTAAAATAAATACTACAACATTTGGAGCGGGAGCTTTTGAAAAGTACCCTACTTTTACTATAGAAGATAATAATATAATAGGAATTTTAGATATAAAAGACTCAGATGGTAATGAATATTCTGAGGTTCCTTATTTAGGGCAAGAAATGGTTTTAGATAAAACTAAAAATGATAATAATGAAGTATTTGGAGATTCTAACAGTTATACTGATTATGCCTCTACTCCTTATTTATTAAAATTAAAAAAAGTAGCTAGAAGATTTGTTTCTAGATTTTTATCTAAAAACCAACTTCAAATTCAATTTGGGTCAGGTAATGCTAATACTGTAGATGAACAAATTACTCCTAATTCTTATAATGTAGGTATAGGATTACCTTCTACTCAAAATAAATTAAAAACTGCATTTTCACCCTCAAACTTTTTATTTACTAATACCTATGGGATAGCACCTGTTTCTACAACTTTAACAGTAAGGTATTATACTGGTGGCGGAGTATCGAGTAATGTTCCTTCTAACACTATAAATAAAATAAGTACTCCTTCTAATGTAAAATTTAATAATGTAGGTAACCCTGCTCCCCTTTCTCAATACATTTTTGACTCAGTTGCAGTAAATAATCCTAAAGGGGCATCTGGGGGAAGTGATGGAGATAATGAAGATGAATTAAGAAACAATTCCCTATCAGCATTTTCAGGCCAATTAAGAGCAGTAACTAATGATGATTATTTAGTTAGATCTCTTAGTATGCCTTCTGAATTTGGATCTGTAGCTAAAGTAGGTGTTGAAACACAAAAACTAGAAAATCTTCTCCCAGGGGAAACCCCCTCAGTATTAGATTTATATGTTTTAGGTTTTAATAACGAAAAACAACTAATAAATACTACTACATCTACTAAAGGTAATTTAACAACATACCTCTCTCAATTTCGTAATATTAATGATTCTTTAAGAATTATAGATGGGTATGTTATTAACATAGGAGTAGATGTAGATATAATTACTCTACCTAACTATAATAGTAATTTAGTGTTACAATCTTGTATTGCAGAATTGCAAACTTATTTTGATATAGATAGATGGCAATTTAAACAACCCATTTATTTAAGGGATATTTTTGTAATGTTAGATAAAATAGAAGGTGTTCAAACAGTTAACAATGTTAAAATTATAAACAAAACCACAGATGATGGTAATTATTCAGTATATGGTTATGATATAGCAGCTGCTACCCAAAATAATGTTATATATCCCTCGGTAGATGCTTCTATATTTGAAGTAAAATACCCAAATGTTGATATTAAAGGACGAGTAGTAAATTTCTAAAGATATGGCAGTATATAAAATTTTCCCGGAAAAAGACGCAACAATTTATTCAGGTTTTCCACTTAAAAACACTGGGATTGATCAAATTCTGGAAATATCTACTTTTTATAATACTACTAATCCCGAAGTTAGTAGAGCTTTAATAAAATTTTCTCAAAATGAGATAGAACAAGTTTTTGAAGATGTAATAGTATTACAAGATAGTACTGATTACCAAGTAAATCTTAAACTTTATATAGCAGATATTAATGGTTTAAATTCGGATACTACATTAGAAGTATTTGCAGTTTCTGAATCCTATAATATGGGTACTGGAAAATATAGCAACACCCCTGAAACAACCAATGGGGTTGGATGGACTTTTAGAAACAGTTCAGGGTCTAATGCTTGGAAAAATTCTTCGTGGGTAGATAATGCTACTGGGTCTTTTAGTGGAAGCAATGAAGGAGGAGGAACTTGGTATACAGGATCTAATTTAGGATTAGATATTACTCCTACTCAAATCTTAAATTATACTAGTGACAAAGATATAAATGTTGATGTAACTAACATAGTAAAAAACTTTTTTAACTACGATAATATCAATTTGCCTTTAAGTTTACCTTTTGATTTAGGGGGGCAAGGATTAGTTAATGAAGGATTTTTAATTAAACAAAGTGATACTGATGAATTTGTAGCTAATAGAAATAATGTAACTAGTTTAAAATATTTTTCAGTTGACACTAATACTATATATCCCCCCGAATTAGAGTTTAAGTGGAATGATTCAACTTTTAATACTGGGTCTTCTTTAATTACAACAATTTCAACTCCCAGATTAGCAGCTTCTTTAGGTAATAATCCTAATACTTTTAGATCGGGAAGTATATCTAAAATAAGAGTAAATTCACGACCTCAATTCCCAACTCGTGTTTTTCAAACTGCTTCTTTATATACTACTAATCATTATTTACCTACTCATTCCTTTTACGCTGTAAAAGATTTAGATACTAATGAATTTGTTATAGATTTTGATAACTCATATACTAAACTTAGTCAAGACGAAAGTGGAAGTTTCTTTAAACTTTATATGAGTGGACTTCAACCCGAAAGATATTATCAAATTCTTTTAAAAACTCATATTGAAGATGAAGTTATAATTTTAGATGATAACTATTATTTTAAAGTAATAAATGGCTGATTATATAGGAGGATATCGCAATGTAAGAAAAGGGGGACTTCCGGAAGAAGTCACCCAATCTATGGCTCCCGTTGAAAATGTTTTAAACTTAAGAAAAACGGTATTAACTAAAACTGCATACCCCAATGCAGTCGATATTTCATTTTCAGAATTAGTAACCCCTTCTCCTGCCTTAGAAGAAACAATTAGCGTAGAAGAATTTTTTACCTTATATAATAGTATATTTTATAATATACCTGCAGAAGGAAATGTAAATTCTCATCAATTTTTAATTGAAAAAAGTAGAGAGTACATAGGATTCCCAGAATCTACAGATGAAGAAATACAAGTGTTACTAGATGAAATTACTTCATTAAGACAAAATTTATTAGACACGGAACAAGAATTATTAGAATTACAAACTAATACAGACCAAAATAATACTACAATATCTTCTAATCTTACCTCAGATAACATTGCATTAAATGTAGGAGGAGGTGGAAATAGCGGGGGAACTTATTAATATATGGCTATTATACAACAAATAAACACAAATCTTTTAGATCCTAGACAATATTCATTTAAGGATGCTAAAGTTATTGGTGAATATCCTATTACCTCAGAATTTGATTCCCAAACTGATACCGTAGAATATTACATATATGATATAAATAAAAGACTAATATCATATACTCCTGAATTTACTCAATA